CGCTCTTTCAACATACGGGGCAATTTCAAAGGGGGGGCCTATTAAAATAAAATATGATACTATGACAGCGCAGGAAAGAAAGTATTTTAAGGATATAAAAAAGCAGATGGAGGAAGCCGGTATTTATTCTCCGGTCACTGATACCGTGATTGAACATGCAGCCGTGACGCTTGTTTTAATTGACACCGCAAAAGGGTTATTAAAAACTAAGGGGCAAATACAAAGTTTCAAGACCGGCGCGCGCCAAATTAGCCCTGAGGTGAACAACTTGCGCGGCCTGCTTTCCGACTTTCGCAAATACGCCGAAACATTGGGCCTTACTCCTGCCAGCCTGCAAAAACTAGGCGGTAAATCAGAGAAAGAAGAGGAAGCGCCGAAAATGTCTATTATGAGACTAGCAAAATAAATGTATCCGTGGGAAGAATACATAAAAGCAGTACGAACCGGCCAAAGGAACGCGGGGCGACTTGAAAAAATGGCCGTGGAGCATTGCATGAAGTTGCAACGCTTGTATGAATTTGACACGACTGAAGCGGAGCGCGTTATTAATCTCATTTCGCACTTTAAACATACCAAGGGGAAATGGCGCGGAACGCCGTTTAATCTACTCCCACATCAATCATTTTTCATTGCCTACCTGTTCGGGCTAAAAAAGTCTAACGGGTTCCGGTTGATCAGCGAGGCCATGATAAACATGGCGAAGAAAGGCGGGAAATCCGAGTTAGACGGAGCCATTGCGGTTGTGATGACGTTTTTCGATGGGGAGCAAACAGCGGAATGTTACACGGCGGCTAACAAAACTGAACAGGCTTTATTCAGTTGGAAGTCGGCAAAAGGAATTTGCACGCAATTAGCCGATGAGTTCCCGGAGTTTAAACAGGATTTCAAGTACTACGATAACCGGCTCGACCACGTATTGATCCAACCAAGCAGCGAAAATTTTTTCAAAACGTTGCCGTATGAATCGAAAAGCCTGGACGGTGTAAACCCGCATTTTGCCATTATTGACGAGTTTCACGAATATCCAGACATGAGCCTACCGGATAACTTGCAGTCCGGGATGGTGTTACGCGATCAATCGCTACTGCTCTATTCCACGACGCGGGGCTTTCACCCGTGGGGGCCGCTGGCTCAAAAAGAAGAGTATTACGAAAACGTGCTAAAAGGATTGGTTGACGATCACACAGTTTTACCACTGATCTACGCGCTTGACGATGACAACAACTGGCAAAACAAAAACTATTGGATACAGTTTGCGCCCGGCATTGACGATAACTTGCCGTCCTATGAAGCGATAGAGGGCGAAATGAAAAAGAAGATAGAGGAAGGCGGCGAAAGTTTAGCGCGCTGCAAGGTTAAGAATTTCAACATGTGGCAACGCTCAAAAGAGGCATTTGTTGACATGGACGATTGGGATAAGGGCAGCGATCCGATTAAAGAGAAAGAATTACACGGGCGGCGCTGTTTTGCCGCGTTCGACGTTGGACGCAGCAACGATTTAAGCGCCTACACGCTACTATTCCCTCCAGAAAAGGAAGGGGAGAAATTCAAGGCGTTATGCAGGTTTTTTATGCCTATTCAATTAGTACAGCAAAGAAGCGTAGACCATAGAGTAAGTTATCAGCAATGGATTGACAAAGGTTACATTATCGCATCTCCTGGAAACTTTACCGATACAATTGTTATTTTTGACAAAATGTTGAAAGACCTGGAAAATTTCAACGTAGAAAATATTGCAGCAGACAAGGCTTTTGCAATCGAGTTGATTAATCAATTACTTGCGTTAGGCCATCCAGCGGTAGAATACCCACAAAGGTATTCCACTATGAATGCTCCGATTTTGCGACTGCAAAAAATGATTGGTAAGCAAGAAATACAGCACGGAGGCAACCCTGTTCTAGGGTGGAATATTGCAAACGTTGCTTTGAAGCGAAACACCGGCGGGCAGGTGATGATGGACAAAAGCGACCGGATTACTGGCCACGGGAAAGAGGCGAGCCGGACAAAGCGCAAGATTGACGGAGCCGTGGCGCTGACTATGTGTATAGGCATGTATTTAGATTGGCTTAAAGAAAATAGTGAACCAGTTGACGAAATTAAATTCCTATGAAATTCAAAGAGATTTGGGCATTCATCAAGGGCGTAATTTGGCCCGCCGCCAAGCCGTTTATCTGCGCATCCAAAGAAGAGGCTGAAGAACTTATTTTATGGGCGCGCAACCACGAAAAGATAGCGAACGCCGCAGAAAAATACATGAGAATGGATCGGGATTATACGCCTGAATTTGTACTCCGCTGCATTGAGGCATTGGAAAACGAAAATGAATAGCTATGGGCGACGATTTTGTAACAATTCCGCGCTATTTGGTGGACACCCTTCGCCCGCAGGGGTATTTCCGCCGGTTTTACGCGCTTGTGGGGGCTTCTTCTTTATCGCATATCGAAGCGTTTGAGGCCATCGAAAACGAGCGTGATATGTTCGGATTGCCGCCCGGATACGACAATTATCAGAGTTTTAAGCGGTGCAAAACGTACCATAATGGGCGTTTAGTGCGGATTTCAAGCGATTAACACGCGAAAACGGCGTATTTTGTACGCATATTGCAAGAAACTTGTTTTCATTTGGTTTTTTGGGATTACCCCGGAGCGATTGCCCCGGGGTTTTTTATTGCCTGCCATGCCCTGCCTTGCCCCGCCTTGCCATGCCTGGCCTTGCCACGCCTGCCTTGCCCTGCCCTGCCTTGCCGTGCCATGCCAAGCCTAGCCTAGCCTAGCCACGCCTTGCCTGCCTTGCCTTGCCTTGCCCCGCCACGCCTTGCCGTGCCTTGCCTTGCCACGCCCCGCCTGCCTTGCCATGCCGAGCCAAGCCTTGCCCTGCCCTGCCTTGCCGTGCCTTGCCGCGCCTTGCCTGCCTTGCCCCGCCCTGCCTTGCCCTGCCTTGCCTTGCCACGCCTTGCCTGCCGCGCCCAATTATATCAAACCTGCACCCGGCCCGCTTTGTCCAGATGCCTTTGCACCTCTCGTATTTTCCTTTTCTTTGCTTTCGGCAATTTGTCGCCTATCAATAATTCATTTACTGACTTTTGAAGCCCCTTTAATTGAGACCTTAGCCGGTCCAAGGAATATTCAAGCAAATCAGGATCGTTTCGAACGTCCACTATTGGCATGTATTGACGCTGGTCATCCTTGTAAGTAAGGACATATTCATGTCTCTCCTGCTCTGCCTCTTCCGATTCGTAAACAAAAATCACTGATCGCACAAGCGCGCCAGCCTGGCCTTCACGAAATTTTGCAGCAGCATCTTTGTCATTCCAGATAAAACAATTATGTAAAACAGCATCCTTTTGACGGCTTTCCTCTACTATAATTGTGTTTGTAAGGATACCCCACTTTTCCCGGATGCGGTCCAATTCGGCGCGGACCTGTTCGGCGCTCAACCCTTGGGGAGCGCGAAAGCCTTCGCGAAATTTATACATTGGTTACTTTTTTTACGGTGAACAATCCATAGCCCATGCCATTGCTCGACTTTGAAAACGGCCTCCCTTCGCCGACTCCGACTTGCTGGCCTGCACGAGTAAGCAAGTTGACAACATCTTCATCAGTGAACTGATCAAGGTCGAAACGGACACGAAGGATGCAACCCCATTTCCTCCACATTGGTCGAGCTCGAATATCTACGACGCCGGTAGCATTACGAACGGCCATTTCGGTTTTTTTTGGTTCATCTCCTGCAATCTCAACCAAGGGTGTTCCGTCTATTTTATCGAATCCATCGGCTTCCACAAAAATAGACATACGGGCATGAGTCATTTTGAAACCAACCATTCTGCAGGCGTCGATGCAAGCGTTGCGAAAAGCAGCGGCGGGAATGCCTACCCAGCCATCTTCTGAAAAGTGCTGAGCCTGAATAAAATCCTCCTCAAAGTCGCGGGCTTCTCTTGTTCGCTTTGATTTCGCCGTGCTTCCGGCTTCCATCTTGTCGCGCATCGCTTGAAGTGCTTTGTGGGAAAAGCGGGCTTGCATGTAAGGAGCTGTGCCCTGAATGGTAATTGCTAATGTGCGAAACCTAGGAGCAGGTACCGCCAAAGTGGTTTGCGTGGCTTTTTTTGTTGCCATGATATTTGATTGTTAAGTTATGAAATAATATGATTGTTTGATATGATTGTAAGCCTGCCTTGCCATGCCGTGCCGAGCTAACAATCATATACTTGCAAGTTACATAATGTTACCAATATATGCGAGTTTTTACCCGATTTTACGGGAAAATACGCGCATATTGTCGATTTGGGATAACATATCAAGGATATTCGTAAAGGAGGTGGAGGAAACACCTGAAACCGGCGAAAAGCGGGGATTCCTGCAAATGGCAGGGGCTTCCGTTGATGACATTATCAACTTTTTCAATACTTCCAAGAGCAAGACCGGCCAAATGGTTGATGCTCGAAGCGCCCTGGGCCTCTCCGCTGTTTGGCGCGCGCTCAATATCCTGGCCGATAGCATTGCCAGCCTTCCGATCGACGTTGTAAGAGACTCCGGGGCGAGCATCACCCCACAACCCCGTCACCCCGTTTCCCGCATCTTAAAGGTCAACCCTTCGCCGCTGTTCACCCCGTACACGCTATTGCATACGATGGTAGTTCACGCGGCGCTGACCGGCAACGGATACGCTTATATACGCCGGGAGCGCGTCACCAGGTACCCTAAAGAAATCCTAATAATTGAGCCGCACCGCGTTTCTATTCACGTGATGGAGAACGGGCGCGTAGTGTACAAGGTAGACGGCCAAAATCGCACATTCCGCCCGGACGAAATTATTCACTTCGGCGGCCTTTCGTGGAACGGATTGGCCGGGCTAAATATCTTGGATCACCTGGTAGATAATTTTGGCCTTGCGCTTGCTAATCAGGAATATCTAGCCAAGTTCTTTGCCGATGGCGCAACAATTGCCGGTGTGATAAAGCACCCTGGGCGGCTCGACGATAATTCTATGCTCCGCCTGCGGCGGTCATGGGAGACGCAGTATGGCGGAAGCAACAACAGCGGCAAAACGGCGATCTTAGAGCAGGGCATGGACTACCAGGCCATCGGCCTTAGCCCTCAACAGGCCGCCGCTGCCGAAACCAAGAAATTAACTATTGCCGACATCTCTCGTATTTTCGGCGTGCCCCAATTCTTGCTGGAAGATCTAGACCGGGCTACCTTCAACAACATCGAACATCTCTCCCTGCTATTTTTAAAACATACCGTTCGCCCGTGGTGCAAGCGCATTGAGGCGGAGTTAAACCGCAAGCTGTTCCCGGAAGATGAGCAGGGCGAATATATGGTTCGATTTGACCTGGACGACCTGCACATGGTCGACATGGAAAGCCGGGGACAGTACATCGAGACGATGATGAAGTGGGGCATACTAAACCGCGACGAGATCCGGCAACGTGAGAAATACAATCCAATCCCCGACGGCTCCGGGCAAAAGTACTTTGTTCCTATGAACATGGTAGACCCGACCGAAGAGCCGGAGGAGCAACAAACTAATAACGATGGAACGGAAGAAAACGACGATTCCGAACAAGGAGACGAGGACGTATAGGGCTGACATGCGCGCCAGCGAGGAAGGTAACACCGTCACCGGGTACGCCGCCGTGTTCAACTCCGAATCGGAAGATATGGGGTGGTTTACGGAAATGCGGGAAATCATTATGCCGGGCGCGTTTGACGAAGCCGATATGACCGATGTTCGGGCGCTACTCAACCACGACCCTAACATGCTTTTGGCGCGCACGTCATCTGGAACGCTGGAATTGAGCGTAGACAAAACCGGCCTGCGCTATTCTTTCGAGTTACCCGATACGACCGCCGGGCGCGATCTGCGCGAAATGTTACGGCGCGGCGATTTGTCGCAAAGTTCGTTTGGGTTCACGGTTGCAAAGCAGTCATGGGAGGAAGAAAAAGACGAGCGCGGCGAAACGACTAAGATCATACGAAAGATCGACAAGATAGGCCGCTTGTTCGATGTCAGTCCGGTTACTTATCCGGCTTACCCGTCTTCGGTTTCAGAGTTGCGCAGCAGCTTTGAGGCGTGGAAAGAAAAGAACAAAGAACCGAAAGAGCAGAAAGATACGCCCTTGCGTGATCGCGCAGAGGCTTTGTTAATTTGATAACTAAACAACACGCAAAAATGAAAAGTGTAGCAGAATTGAGGCAAGAATACCTCAACCTACGTGAGCAAATGCGCGATCTGGTAAACCGCGCAAAGACCGAAAACCGGGATATGCACAGCGATGAAAACGACCAGTTCATGCAGATGCACGCCCGCCAGTCCGAACTCGAAAAAGCCATCGAAGCCCGTTCGATCATTGCCGGCATGGAAAGCGAAGAGCGCGCCGGGGGCATCTTAAACCCGATGGCAACCGCCGAACCGGATAAGCCCATCGAGTACAACGCCGCCTTCCGTGATTGGCTCCGTCGGGGCACAAAAGCCAACCCCAAGCACCTGGATTTCCTGGAAAAACGGGGAACGTCCACGATTACCACCGAGACGACCGGCATAATTTACGGGGGGTACACCGTGCCGGAGGAACTCGACCGCATGTGGACGCAAACGTTGAAGCAGTACGGCGGCATGATCCAGGCGGCCCGCGTAATCCGAACCAACATGGGCGGAACGTGGAACCACGTATATACCGACGACACGAGCACGGCGGCCCTGCTTACGGCGGAAGCCAGCGCCACGACGGTTCAGGATTTCAGCTTTTCCCGTATTCAATTGGGTTCGTATACTTACCGGAGCCAGGCGAACTTCTCGCTTGAATTCATTCAGGACGAAAGTGTAGACGTTATAGGCGAAGTTAATACGATGCTTGCCACTCGCATGGGCCGCGCTATCAATACTGCTTTTACGACTGGAGACGGTTCGGGCAAACCAACCGGCATTCTGGCGGCTTCCGGTGGAGCCCCGAACGGCAAGACGGCAGCGAGCGCCACGGCGATCACCAGCACGGAAATCCTTGATTTGATTCACAGTGTTGACCCGGCTTACCGTGTAGGCCCGAATGTGGCGTTGATGATGAACGACAGCACGCTTGCCGCAATTAAGAAACTTTCTTACGGAACCGGCGATTCCCGTCCCTTGTGGATTCCCTCGATGAGGGAGGGAGAGCCAGCGACAATCTGGGGCTATCCTTACGTGATTAATCAGGATTTTCCGACCATCGCCACGGGCGTTAAATCCATCGCTTTCGGTGATTGGAGTTACTACGTAATTCGGGAGGTTCGACAACCGACGTTTGTGCGCCTGAACGAACTGTATATGGCGAACCTGACGCAGGGCTTTTTGGCCTTCGCTCGCTACGATGCGAAACTTGTGCCGGTGGGCGCCATTAAGGTTCTTACGCAAGCATAAAACTTTAAGATGCCACAATTAGTAAAGGTCAGATTATTGGTAAGCATGGCGGGGGCGGAAACGTTCCCCGCTGGCTCCATACTCGAAACCACAACCACAGAATCGACAAGTCTGATTAGTCATGGTTACGCCGAATTAGTAAAGGAAGAGGTGCGCACCGCATCCAATCCCAAAGCCGAAACGCGGCAAACCACGGCAAAACGAATTAAGAAAAAGTAATGGCCTGGAAGGTAACAACCGATCCTGCAAGCGAGCCGCTGACAACCGCTGAAGTATTGAATTACCTGAAGCTAGAAAGCAGCAGTCTACCCGCCGCCGAAACGACCCTAATCGAAACACTGATTAAGGCGGCCCGGCAATGGGTGGAACGGCATTGCAATGTCGGTTTGTTACCCCAAACCATTACAGAGGTGTTCGATGGGTTTCCTGAAGAGCTGAGCGTTGGCCCGGTGCGATCCGTTACATCAATCAGCTACAAAGATTCGGATGGCGCTGTTCAAACGTGGACCGCTTCAAATTATGTCGTTGATACCTACGAGCAACCGGCCCGAATACGGCGCGCCTATGGAGTTGTCAACCCGTCGCTGCGAGATGAGATCAACAATGTTTCGGCGGTGTACGTGATTGGCTACGACGACGCGGACGCGCTACCGGCGCACATAAAACAAGCCATGTTACTGACCATAGCCGACGCATACGAGAACCGAGAGAATTACGTAAAACAATTGCCCACGGCGGCGGAATACATTTTAGAAAGCGGAGGGATTAGAATATGGCGTTTCCGATGACCAACCATAACAGAAAGAACGAACGAATAGGGCGTCTGCGTCACCGCATCAATTTTGTGCAAAGAACAACGAGCGTTGATGATGTAGGCGGGGAAACACACGTATGGATAACAAGTGATCCGCTTTGGGCAAGTGTAGAAGTAACACCGATTCAGAGCCAGGATGATGTAATTGGATCAAAGATTACAAACGTTACTTCTGCTCGAATATTCCTAAGGTATAATTCGAGTTTAGAGCCGGAAGATAGGATTTTGTTCGATGGCAATGAATGGGAAATACTTTCGATTTTGCCGGATTCGCATAAGTCGTTTATGCAGTTGGAAGCGGTTAGATACCTAGCTGAAAATACAAGTAGTTCCGACGCTACGACCTTAGTAGACGACGAAGGCGACGCGCTTATTGATGACGAAGGCGATAGCCTATTAGGATGAGCATGAAAATAGAACGATCGTCGTTAGAGCTTGCTTTTAAGGACTTGCGCAAGTTGTACAAACGGCTAGATGATACGGAATGGAGGCGGGATATAATGGGGCCGCCGGCGGAACTTGTTAAGGATGCGGCCAGGAAGCGGCAAAAAGACGCAAACGCGGCGCACTACTATTACAAGAATCGGACGCCAGGCAAAAGACGGCCCCGAAATTCCGCATTAACAGACCGGGTAAAAATCCATCCTGGCAACCTTCGGCTGAGTATTCAGCACCTACGCAAGTTAAGAAAGACCCCTTTTTCGGTAGTTGGACCAAATATAAAAAGCAGGTTGGGAAACCTAAAGAATTTAGGACGTACAGAACGCAATACATCGGGCTTTTATGCTTGGATGGCGCAACGGACATACAGTGGCGCGGAAAGCTTCAGAAAAGACATAATGGAACCGGCATTACAGGAAGCGACTCCTAGAATTTTGGCATATATAGACCGGCAAGCAACAAAAAGAATAGAACAGATAAAGAACCAATTAAGCGTGTTTAGGTGAGCAAAAAAACACATAAGGCGATTTACAGCATCTTGGCAAACGATGCGAACGTAAGAACGGAAGTAGGAACAAAAATTTACCCGACCTTCATCCCGGAAAATATAACGTTCCCTGCCGTCGTGTACCGGATCACTGAAAAGCAGCCGCAGGACACGAAAGACGGCGTAATTGGTTCAATTGACACGCTTACCCTTGACATATACCACGACCGAGCGAGCGAAACGATAGATATAGCCGACGTTTTACGAACGGCCCTTGACCGATATCGGGGAACTGTGCAAAGTGTGGTAATTGACAGAATAGTTTATGAAGGCGAAAGCGACGAGATTTTAATACCTGAGTTAGCGCTTTTTCACCTTACGCAGACTTATAGAATTAGAGTAAAATATTAATCCAAACAAATAAACTTTTGAGACATGGCAACCAGCGGAGTACTTAACGGAACTGACTTCCGTATCTGGGTTTCCGGCGAAGCAATCGGATATTCTACATCGTGTAGCTTATCCATGTCCGCAGAGCTACGCGAAACCATCCACAAGGATAACCCCGGGAGCGGGTGGCGAACTTTTTCGATAGGGCAAAAGAGCGCAACGATCACTGTAGATGCTTTCTACAACACGGACGCAAATAGCGTTTATAGTGCTAGGAAAGACCCGGACGACGTGGCGGCCCTATTTATTAACGAAACTCCCTTCCAGTGGCAATTCCGGGCGGCTTCCGGCGACGACATGTATAGCGGCTCCGGCTACGTTACCGAAATGTCGATTGATTCGCCGGTGGAAGATAACGCCACGTACAGCCTTACCATTGAAGTGAACGGCGCGGTGGCGATCGGAAATTACTAAAGAGTAAAATTTAGATGATATGTATCACATGGTAGAAATTGCTGGGCAAAAATACCCGGTTTCTTTCGGTCAAAACGCGCTGGCTCAATTCGGTAGAAATGCCGGGTTGAGCCTGAGTGCTCTCAATTCCCTAAGCGTTGACACGCTCGACCTTCTCAACCTGCACACCTTAATCTGGTGCGGAATGAAGGACGGCCACCGGAAAGCCCGGAAATCGGGCGAAGCCAAGGGGCAATTCATGGCGGAAGTTGAAGATATTGGCGATCTGTTAGACATGGACGCTGGGGCCATTGAACGGATCTTAGGCGTGTTTTCCGAATCCATGCCCGAACAGAAAGCGGGAAACGGGAAAGCGCAGGCGGCCAAGGCGAAGAACTGACCTGGGACGATTTAGAAAAGATCGCATTAGGCGGCCTGCGCATACCGGAGGAAGAATACCGAGATACGACCATGCGAGCGCTGTTCAACCGCATTGAGGGATATTACAAGCTAATCGAACAACGCGAACAGGGTGAATGGGAACGCGTTCGTTGGCAAAGTACGCTTATCCTGCAAATGTTTGCAAAGAAAGGCCGCAAGGTAAAGCCGAAAGATTTGATTGTGTTCCCATGGGAAGAAGAAAAAGCGCTGCCGAAACCCCCCGCCCGGAAATTGTCACCCGAAGAGATTAGACAAAAGTTTGCGGAAGCAGACCGAAAAATGCGCGAAGCATGGCAAAGAAGCAATTAAATATTATCCTGGGTGTAGATGTGGGCGCGCTCGAAAGATCGCTTAAAGGCGTAGAGCGACGGCTGCAACGGTTCGCGTCTAACATTCAGAGCATCGGGCGGGAGTTGACCACGAGCGTCACGGTTCCGCTTGCCGGTTTGGGCGCGGCTTCTTTGAAAGCGTTTGGGGACATTGAGAAGTTGGAAAAGGGGATGACGGCGATCACCGGCAGCGCCGAAGCCGCAGAGAAAGAACTTGCCCGCCTGCGCACCATTGCCGAACAGCCGGGCCTAGCATTCGAGCAGGCGGTAAAGGGTTCAATACAATTGCAAGCGGTTGGATTTTCAGCGGACGCGGCGGCGCAATCGCTCGAAGGATTAGCTAAGGTGGTAGCGTTGACCGGAGGCAGCGCGCAGGAACTTGACGTAGTTGTAAGGCAGTTGACCCAAATTAATTCCAAGGGCCGAATTTTAGCGGAGGACTTATTAGTAATTCAAGAGAACGCGCCGGCCATCGGATTGGCATTGCAAAAAGCGTTTGGAACGCAAAATGTCGAAGCGATCCGGGAAAGCGGCATTTCTACCGGCGAATTTACAAAACGACTTATTGAGGCTATCGACACGCTGCCGGAGTTCCAAAACGTCACCGGCGGCGTAGCTAATGCGTTCGACAACTTTCGCAACAACGTAAAATTCGCGTTAGCAGAATTAGGGCGGAGCATTAACGAGGTGGTGAATATCGAGGCGGTATTTCAAAAAGTCAACGCCGCGCTAAATAACGCCGTGGAGTTCTTCAAATCACTTACCCCGGAGGCGCGCAAGTTCGTAGTCGTGACGGCGGCCATTGTCGCCGGCATCGGGCCTGTTTTATTGTTGATAGGCAAGTTTATCGCATTAGGCGGCGCGATGGCTGGAACACTTAAAACATTAACAAACGTTGCATCCGGCCTTGGCTCCGTGTTCGCCTTCCTGACTTCGCCCATTGGGTTGACCATTGCAGCGGTGGTTGCATTGGTGGCGGGTGTGGTAGCTCTTTACAATAGGTTTGAGGATGTGCGCAAGATTATTAACGGTCTTGTGGATTTTTTCTATGAATTCTACGAAATCCTCAAAGACTTAGTAAAACCGATTGCGCAAGTTGCCAAAGGACTATTCAACGCTTCGCAGTTGAATTTTAAGCAGGCGGCGGCAAACTTGGCCGGGGCGTTTACAGGTGAAGTTCCGAGCGTCACAGAGGCCGGCGTTCGGCTTGGCGCGGCGTTCACAAAAGGATTTAACGACAGTTCAAACAGGCTGGAAGGCGTTGTCGAAGGGTTGAAAAATAAGATATTCAGCCAAACCAAAGATATTCAAAACGAATTTGCAAACGCGACATTCCCCACGGGCGGCGGGTTCCCCGGTGGCGGTAGTACGGGCGGCGCTGCCATTTCG